TAAAAATATTGGTGAGTTGTATTTATCCGATTTATCAGGCAACATTCCATCTCTTGTATTTTGTGATAAGTACGCAGGAAATATTCCTTGACCATATCCAATGATAAGATAATCTTGTAACCTCATCATGTAAAAGTCAGAACGTTGTTTTTGTATTGTACGAAGATATTTCATTGTTTCAATATCAACACCATCTCTACCACCATCAACAGCACCAGCTTTAACTATACCTACGTTCATTGTTCTGAAATGTATATGTGGAATCATTTCGTAATAACTTACTTGTATAAGGTACGGACTAATATATTCATTAACCAATGTTAATTCATCATTTGTAAAAGTATTACCTGTTGAACTTACTTTAGATAATAGTTGGTTATAAAATAAAGTTCCTAATAATGGTTGTAATTGAATATCTTGACTAATACCAATTTCAGCACGGATTGTGTCCATGTCCACATTCTTATTTACGTTGGTGAACGCCTTTAATTTATTTTCGCTTACGAGTAAAACGTTTGCCATATTATATTTGTGTTGGGGTTTCTGGTTTATCTACAACTAAAGGTGCTTCATTTACATCACCTGTTTCATATATAGACATTGGTTTAATTTCAAAAGTTGTTGGTACACCAAATTTCATTGTAACTAATTTATCAAATACACCTAATAGTTGTTTTTGATATGGTTGTATAACTGATTTACGGATGAAAGTAATATGTGTATCAATCTCATCTTTTGAACCTAATTTGTTTGCTGTACTAATACCAAATAATTCTCCACTTGATATACGGTGACCTGATAAGATTGTTCTTATAATATCATCATAAATTTGTGAATAGTATTGGTCATTACCTGATGTTGCAATTTGTGTAATTTCAGGACTTAACTCCTTACTTTCGTTGAATGATATGATTGGTCTACCAGCGTTATTAACACTTGTAAATTGACTCTCTAACGCTCTTGTTACTAAACGTTGTTCTTCAGGACCTGGTAGTCCGTTATTCATATTAATCCATAATGATGGCATCATACCATTCATTAAATTATTTGAGTGAAACTCTTTAATCTGTACATCAATATTAATTGCAGCCAACGCACCTGAATAATCAGGATGTGGGTAATATGATTGTGATGGACTATATTGTTTGTAATAATATATTTGAGATGGTCTTCCATCTTCTTGACTAAACGCATCATATTCTGTAACAGGGAACTTCTTAATGTTAGTCCAATCAGCAGAATAATAATATCTTTCAATCTTATCCGTTTCAGGATTAATCTTACCACTTCTTAATCTACTAAAATCAATGTGGTATATTTCAGCAATAGTTTTTCTATCTCTACTCCAAATAACATTTAAAGCAAACCCACCAAATAGAACCAAATCTAACGCACATTTCTCAAACACTTCATCCATTCTTTCCTTATCGTTAATAAGATAAATTGTGGCCATTGGATTGTTTAATGAAACAATACCATCACCCATTATCTGTTCTTTTTTTGATGTTACAATTGCTTTATGAATTGCACAGTTATTATATCTACTGATTAGGTATTGAGGCATGATATTACCTTCACCATATAATACATAATCTAATCTGTTTAAAACTTCAGAAAAGATTGGTAGTAATGGTTGTTGTGTAAATTGTGCTCTACTTAATTGGTATTTTTGTTTTTCTTCACTCATATTATTTTTTTATAATGTTGATTTATCTATCCATTCAATTAATACATTATCTCCATAAACTATTGGATAAGCAGATAAAGTTAATGAATTGGTATTTACAGTAGGACAAGTATTAACATTACCAATTGCAACCCGTTGGGTTACTGTTCTTCTTAAAATACCATTTACATATAAATTAGCAGTTGCATATTCTATCCCAAAACCTAAACCAGATGTTTTACATACAGACCTAAATACAGTCATAGTGTCGTTAAATGTTATACCTGTTGATATTACACTTGATGTAAATGTATATGGTTCTGTACCTGATATTGCATTAGGACAAATGATTGCATATGGATATAAGTCAATTCCAAAATTACTAATGGTTGATAATCTATTAGAATAATCTGTTAAATTCATCGTATATGTAAATTGATAATTAACAAGAGGAGACATACTCGGTGTTGGTGTTGGAGTATTAGTTGGTGTTCCTGTTGGTGTTGGAGTATTAGTATTTGTAGGAGTAATACTTGGTGTAGGAGTATTAGTCGGCGTACTTGTTGGTGTTTCTGTTGGTGTAGGTGTAACAGTATTTGTAGGAGTATTAGTCGGCGTACTTGTTGGTGTTTCTGTTGGTGTAGGTGTAACAGTATTTGTAGGAGTTATACTCGGTGTAGGAGTATTAGTCGGTGTTTCTGTTGGAGTATTTGTTGGAGTATTTGTTGGTGTTACTGTTGGAGTTGGTGTAACAGTATTAGTTGGTGTTATACTTGGTGTAGGAGTTGGACTTGGTGATGGAGGTGGTTCTTCTTGAATATAAATATAATTAGAATTATCCTCATCAGGTGAAATATATTGTGTAAATGTATTTCCTATTTCAGTCGTACCTAATAATCTTGCCATACCTGTATAAACCAATGTAGTACCATTACCAAAAATTTCTAATTGGTATTGTCCCTCGTAATTTAAATCATCAACAGATAAATCCAATACAATTTCACAATACCTAATATTTTCAGCAAACTCTAATGGGTCTGATGTATCAATAGTATAAGATTTAACTTCTTGTGATAAGATGTTTAAAAAAGTAAGTGTATATCCCGAAAAGTCGGTTCTTGAGTTATTGTTGATGTTTAAAACCAATTCATTAACTTGACCCTTATTTAATAATATCATATATAACTAAATATAAAAAAAATCCAATTGGAAAGGTATATTTAAAAAAAAAGAGGCATAAAGCCTCTCTTTTCTTTTTGGAAGATATAGAAATTGTCCTTTAGGACTAACATTTCAATTAACCTACTATTGTAGAACCTGTATAAACAGCAGCAATTAAGGCTTCAGGAGTTGTTCCTGAATATCCTGCTGGTGCTTCTAACACTCTACTTGGTTCATTTTCTTGTGCTGTAAATAACAAGTTAAATCCGTTTCTATCACCTAACGCCAAACCTGTGTTTGCGTCACCACCTGATAAGTAAGAATAATTAACTTGACCCATTACGTACACCGTATCGTTTTGGTCAATAACTAAAATTTGTAAATTATCGTTTTGACTTAAAACTTTTAATTGGTTCCTTTTTTCTTGGTCGTATTTGAATAAAACAGCTGTTAAAAGTTGTTCAAAATACACGGTTCCATTTTCGTATGACTTGGTTGTTGTCTGTACATATGAACTTGTATTTCTTTTCAATTCAAAACCATATAAAGTAACATCACCAGAATCTGTAGCACCTGTTACAGCACCATCAGCGTTGTAAGTGTAACCAGATGTGAAACCTGATTGACCTGCAACATATATTTTTTTCACTCCACCGATTGAATCTGAACAACCCAATGCGGCTCCTGAACTAATAAAACATGACATATTGTATATATTTAATTTTTTGTTTTTATAAAGGGGACTTTCACCCCTTTTGTTTTTTTAATTTGTTTAAGCTATATTGTTAGTAGCGAAGTAGTTAATTCCTGCAAAAGATGCAATTGCTGCTGAATAAGAGTAATTAGCACGTAATTTTAATACGTCAAAATCTCTTGACCAAAACGCATCCATCTTCTCATGGTCTGACATTAAGTCAAATCCACAGAACATATATTGTGCTGGTCCGATTATTACTTTACCACTACCTGCCAAACCTAATGTAGGTAATACTTTCACGTTAGTAGATGGGTGAACTGCACTCATGTTGTTTGTTACGTTAGTTGTACCAATATAATTTTGGAAGAAGTTTGCTTTTACTAACGCTTGATTATATAATCTAAAGTTAGAGTAAGACATAAACACTACTAAATCATCAAACACAAAAGCGTCATCAGATAAAACAGAAATTAATTTATCTAATTCTGTGAT